CATGCCATGTCCTCCTTCAGCATCTCAGTTGCTATCATTTGAATATCATACTTCGGTTCCCATCCGAGCTCAGTCCGCGCTCTTGTGCTGTCACCTAGCAGATGGTTGACCTCGCTAGGTCGGTAGTACCTCCGGTCGATACGCACCAGAGCCTTGCCGTCAACGTACGCTCCAGTGCCGGACCACTCGACCTTATGTCCGAGCGTGAACATGCAGATGTCTACGAATTCCTTGACGCTATATGCCTTGCCGGTTGCTATCACATAGTCCTTCGGCTGATCCTGATGAAGCATCAGCCACATCGCTTCAACGTAGTCCTTCGCGTGACCCCAGTCCCGAATCGCATGCACGTTACCGAGCCGAATCGCTTGCCCGGTCTTGAGCCAGTTGGCAATACCTCGCGTGATCTTGCGCGTGACAAAGGTCTCACCCCGCCTCGGGCTCTCATGGTTGAACAGGATACCGTTGACCGCGTACATGTTATAGCTCTCTCGGTAGTTACGCACCATCCAGTAAGCATACAACTTAGCACACGCATACGGTGACCTCGGTACCATCGGGCTGTCTTCGTTGAGCTTAGTCGATGTCACCCCGCCGTAGAGCTCGGAGGTGCTTGCCTGGTATAGCTTGCACTTGAGGTCTAGCAATCGGATAGCCTCCAGCACTCGCATCGTTCCCATCGCGTCAACTTGCGCGGTGTACTCCGGTTGCTCGAAGCTCACCGCCACATGCGACTGTGCCGCTAGGTTGTAGACTTCATCAGGTTTAATCTGGTTAAACAGCCGGGTGAGGCACATGCTATCGGTTACATCCCCGTAGTGTAGCTCTAAGTTGGGATGGTCGAAGATGTGGTCGATGCGCTGGGTGTTGAGGCTCGAGCTCCTACGCTTGATGCCATGAACGACATAGCCCTTGCTCAGTAAGAGCTCGGCAAGGTAGCTACCATCTTGACCTGTTATTCCGGTTACTATTGCAGTCGGCATATATCACGAGTATTGTACATAGGAATACCAGGAAGGCACAAACGAACCCGACCTGCTCCTTGTCTGTCATTTAGCTTCGGTCACTGAGTCATTGTAGAAGTAACTGCACATGAACTCATTGATGTGGTATGAAGTCTTGGCTAGCTTGTTCACTTCTTTGACCCAGTCCCAGTCTTCTCCATACATCTTATCGGAATATCGGCATTGTTTAGCGATGGTTGATCTCCATGCACAAGGATGCCAAGGCGGTCTCTTAAACCCGTTCATGTTGGGTGAGTCATTGCTAGGATACCCGAGCTTGAAGGTCAGCGGGAAAGGTCCTATATTGTTTAACCAAACATACTGCTTGAAGGTAATGACATCAACATCTTGACTTGCAGCCTCAACTAGCTTCTGAACATAGCAAGGTTGTACCGTGTCGTCGTCATCGATGAAAGTGATGTAGTCACCCTTTGAAATATCAAGCAATGCTTGACGCTTCATGCCTATGCTTCTGCGTTTATTGTCGAATAGCACTAAGTGCTCAACCTCTTTCGGATTAGGCAATTGGTTGATTTGCTTCTCAATCTCAGCAATTAGCGGCTTGAGGTGCGAATCAATCCTAGATGGAATCGATGGAGTACAAATAGTCAGCTTCATTGTTTGTAGTGTATCCAGCATCCTTCGCTCTCACGGATGCCTTCGGGAAAGAACTCGTCAACGGCTCGCTTGACTTCAGGACCCCAAGAATAGTCATGACCTGCAAAGGTGCCACCCTTGGCAACCTTGGGGTACCATGCTTGCAAGTCTTTCTTGACTGACTGATAGTCGTGAGCTGCATCGATGAATACGAACTCTAAGCTATTGTCTTGGTATTGCGATGCGGCCTCCCAACTGATAGCCTTGACAGGTGTCACGATGTGACTTACAGGCTTCATGTTATGGATGAATGTCGCATATAAATTGTTGAACTTGTGCGCTGGTATCTCACCTTGACTCGCTAGGTATTCCCAAGAATCAACGCAATGCAATGCAATAGGTTTGCCGCTGTTAAGTATCTCGACAGCCATGTATGCCGCGCTCATACCTTTCCACACTCCAACTTCTACAAACGTACCCGAGTCGTACTTGTTAACCATCTCCGTATATAGTTTCGGAAACGTGAACCAGTCCTCACCGAGCGACTTGTAGTAGTGCATCATATCTCACCCTCCCGCTCAAGCACCGACTCCGCCCACCTTAGCGCGGGTTCGCCACCCCAAAGGAGATAACTGATGGTACCGCATGCTGTCGTGTCCGCTGGCTTGTAATACTCCGCCGCTCTGGATAGATAGCTATACATCCGCTTAACGGTCATAAGTGTCAGCGGGTCACCGGATGCGAGCTGCTGTGCGCGAACCTTGCCGACCTGCGTTGCACATCGGTTGTTGACCTCGGCGTTGAGCTTGATGCCGCGCTCCGCCGCTTCGCGTACGGCTTTAGGGTAGTCAGAGTAGGTCTTAGCCATTAGATAGTTTTATCCTTACCCCGGTACTGGTAGAAGTACAAGAACGCATCGGCGAAGCACTGGTCCTTCACTAGTCCGCTATCGGCAAGCCGCTTCGCGTAGTCTAGGTCCTCTCCGAAGCTGATGCTCTTGTACCCGACCTCCCGGGCAATGTCAGTCATTACTGGGTTGAGATGGTTGAGCGGGCGCGTGTAGATTAGCGTCCCGTGATATATCGCAGGCTTGTCAGCGTAAGGCAGCCCGGCCTTGTGTACGAACTCCATCGGTGTGTGGTTCCGGCTAGTAACGATACCCCGGAAGCCAACACCGTAGCACCCGCGCTTCATGAAAGGTAGCAAGGTGTCAACGTACTTAGGAGATACAAGATCGTCGTCGTCGATGAAGCTGATGTATTGAGTCTTGCACATGTCCAGAGCCATCTGTCGCTTCTCCCCGATAGACCTCTCGCGATTGTCCTTGAGGATTATCAGCTCGATAGGTTGCCACTCAATCTGAGGTTCGAGAACACCTAGCAACCGCTCCAAGAACTTCTCGCGTCCGTTGATTGTGAGGATTGCTATTGTCCAGATCTTCATAATGGGAACCCGTTACGCTTACGCCACTCAAAGGTACGTTGACCGTACTCGTAGAACACCTTGCTGTTCTCACGCTTGTAGGTATCATCGATAGGAGCCTTGCCCACCGTGTAGTGTCGGTGCTCGAACTGCAACTGGCTAACCTTATACATACCGTGAACCTTTGCCGTCTCAGCCAGGTCATTGTCGGCAAACATGCTTAGGTAGCTGGGATGGTATAAGTAGCCCAGCTTGACGTATGCAGCGCGGTTCATGATCGGCAAGGTCACGATGTCATTGCGAATCCCGTCATGCACTTGGAGAACGGTCGGCAGCTCCGGGTCGAACTCAGCTGCAACCAGTTCATCCCAGTGCCACATCGGGAACATATCATCGGAGACCAGGATAAGGTTGTCTCCCTTGCTTTGCTTAGCTCCTACATTGCTCGCACTGACCATGTTAGTCGCATCCGAGGTCACAATTGTGATGCCTGGAAGCTCGCTGAATTGCGTAAGATATTGACCTCGTGCAGCATCGGTGCTGTTCAGCGAGATAATATAGTCGATGTCGTGACCATGTTTTGCCGTTGAGAGCCACATACGCGCGGTCTCAGCGGCCTGCGATGGACGGCCTAACGATGGATGAACGATGCTGAATCGGGGAGTCATTTGCGGTGATTAGCGGATGTATTCTCCGCATGCTCGACTGTCTGCCAATAATCTTGAGCCGCATCAAACAATTCAAGCAACTTACATAGATTCTCTCTGCTCAAATCAATGTATGATAGAGTCTCAGTATGAATAGTTACTGAACCATCATTCATGAAAGTACAATCTATCGGGTCAAGATTTTCGTCAACTATTTGAGCTACTGGTATCCCATCTTCGTCAATATGTAATTCATTTGACTCCGGGAATAGAGCCTTCTCTATTGAAGTATCCATTGCTTACGGAAGCTGTGGTTCAAGCATGCTCTTATCTCTGAATGAGATAGAGAAATACTCAGTGCCTTGACTAGACTTCTTCATCCAGATGCTAACGTCCTTCATCTTACCATCGATCAGGGCTGTGCCTGTGAAGTCTGGGTGATTCTCGGTAGTCTTCTTGCGGTTTGCGAATGCGCTTCCGCTGTTTGGTTTGTGTTCGTATGCCATGTTGATTCGCTTTTATGGGTGCTAAGTTAAGTATCAGTGAAACATCCGCAAGCCAGGTTATTAACATTCGTAGAATGCAGTGTTCGGGTAAGATGGGTAAGATACGGGTAAGATAAATTGAGGCTATCTTACCCGCTTAACTCGTTGAACTATATATAGTTATATACTAAAGGTAAGATAGGTAAGATAATATATATATATAGAGGCTGTGATATTCATACATGCATTTGTTGCATATTGCATATTGATTCTAGGGCTCCCTATGTAGGTGTTTTTTGAATTTATCTTACCCGCCGTAAGGCTTTGTTGTTCAACGGGTTGCAAGGATTCCGGGTAAGATAGGTTAAAATTTATCTTACCCGATGGCTTCAGAAGGGTGCAATTTCGTCCGAATTATACCTATTATAGGTAAAATTCACGGCGCGTTCAGTTGCCAGGTATCCGTACATACCGTCCTTTTTGTACCGGATGTAGCCTAACCTGCGAAGTTCCATACCGAGCTTCCGTGTTGATAACCGTTGCTTCGTCCGCATTTCGATTAGGTCCTTGATCTGGCTGCATGTCTTCCAGTCATGTTGGTTCTGGACATTAGCGGACTCGAAGTATAGGTGTAGCATCTCGGCTTCGATGCTGACTTCGGTATAGCGTCCTGAAGTGTACTCGTTGAGCTGGTTGATCTCTTCCTTGTTCAGCGTACTCCTTTGCCCTTCAACGTGCATTTGAAGCACCTGAGCTAGGATTTGAGCCTTATCGAGGCTGTTGTAGGTATTGTAGTCGAACTGCCCGGTGGCCTCGAATACGATGATACGGCGGTTACCTGTGGCATCGTTAAGGATCTCGGTCTCGTTGCAGGTTCCGCAGAGGGAAGCCATGCGGCGAAGGGTGACGTTCTTGCGTCCGTAGGGTTCACGCAGGGTGAATGTATCGGCTGAGAGCATCATTTTCATGTGCTTTGCGTCTTGCTTGGACTTGCCGGAGTATTCGTCATCGAAGATGATAAGCTTCTGGGTCATGAGCAGGTCATCGTCCTTGCCTTTGTCGAGCTGGGAGTTGGCGAAGTATCGGCGTAGTGGGTCGGGTAGAAGCCGCTTGAAGAACTGGGTCTTGCCTGTGTTCTTCTCTCCGGCTAGCACCAGGCATAGGATGTTGGGCTCTTGCAGGTAGATGGTATCGAGTATACCCAGCATCCACTTAGTAAGCATAGTGCGCCTCCACTCCTTAGTTCCGGTATCGGAAGTGATGGAATCGGATAGTGGAGTGATACGGTCATACCCATCCCATACTAGGGTAGATAGGTATTCGGTAATGGGATTGTAGCTCGGGGTGTTGGAGCTGAATATGATTGTGTCGAAGATCTCGCGTGATAGCTTCTCGAAGGCTTGCTTAGCTTCTAAGAACATAGCGTTCAGGTCTTCGGTCTCGAGCTCCTTGCCGTCCAGCTCATAGGTCCGGGTGATAGCGTTCTTGCGGATGTACCAGCGTGAGCGCATCCACAGTTGAACATCGGCTAGGTTGAGGCTCTTCTGCTTCTTGTCTTCTTTGGGCTTGAAGGTATCGGATGCGTATACTGCTTCAATGACTTCTTGATCGGTCGCGGTTGCCGCTGGCTTGACTAGAGCTGCTGCT